GAGAAACTCAAGTCATTAGCACAGGCAAAATACATATGGGTGGAGGAGGCTACCGAATTGAGTAAGGAAGATTTTATCCAGGTAACCCTGCGACTAAGGGGTGTGAGCAAACATCAGAAGAGATTCTTTTTGACATTCAACCCGGTATCCGATAGCCACTGGATTAAGGAAAGATTCTTTGATAAACCTCCGGCAGTAGAGAAGGATAAGATCCTGATTATGCATTCTACTTACAAGGATTCCCTCCGGTTTCTGGATAAAGAGTATCCCATCAGGATGGAGGCCCTGAAGGATGTGGATTACACTTACTGGGATGTATATGCCAACGGGAACTGGGGAGTCTGGGATAGGGAGACCCTGTATGTGCAGTATTTCGATCCACAGATTCATGTGGTGGATGGGTACCTGAAGGCACACCCTGATTACCCATTGTATTTGAGTTTTGACTTTAACATTACCAACACCTGTGTGGTTATTCAGTTTTCCAAGAATGCAAATGGCCATAAGTATTATGGCACCATAAATGTGATTAAGACATTCAGGATGGGAGACCTTGGAGACTTGTGTAACCAGATTCGTTCTGAGTTCCCCGGCATGAAGTACATCGTGAATGGAGATCCGGCAGGACAGGCACGTTCTGCCTTTACCACGGCTAATATGTCTGCATATCAACTGATTGCAAACTTTATGAACCTTCCGGCTATGAACTTGCAGATAATGAGGGCATCCCCAAGCCACCTGAATACCAGGATTGTGGATACACTTGTCTTCCGGAAGTGCAAGATTCAGATTGGAAGTAATGATAATGCGGCTCTGATAACCGATTTTAAGGAAGCCAAGGTAGACCGCAGGATCAGTCTGGATACATGGAAACAAAAACATCCGGACAAGTCCCATGCTCTGGATGCATGGAGGTATTTTTCGTTTGCTAATTTTTATGAAATTGCAAGCGAATACAACATACAAAAATTCAATGGCAAACTGTTGCAGGAATAATTGGGCCATCTGTGAACCGATTGTCGGTTGTTGTGCCTTGTTTAACATTGAGGTTCCCAATGAGTATCTTGGAGAAACTATAATCATTAAAATAAAGAAGCCAAGTGGGTACACCTTTTCTGGTGTATTTGATGTGGAGGATGGAATTGTACAGATAGATGTACTTGATGAGATGCCGGAAGGCTTTCTCAATGCGTGGGGAGGGCCGTACACACTTCAATACATTGATCCGGCAAGTAATTCAATTGTCTGGTTTGAAATGGATGGAGAGCCTGTGCAGGGCATTGAGTGGAATATGGCTTATGGTACTGGTTTAGAAATTTGTGGTTTAGATATATATGCATAAATATGATGTTTCCTGTGGAAAGGGTAGAAGGGGTTGTTGTATTATTATCCCTGATACTGATAGCGGCCATGTCGGCCATGTTGTCTTTGTTTATGGACCACCTTCTGGAGGATCATCCATTGGGCAGACAATACTTGTCATTAATCCAAAAACTTCCGACAGAGATTGCAAAACCAATCGGTGAGTGCGTTATTTGCTCCGGAGCATGGCAGTACTTGTTTACGTCCTGGTTCATTTTTAATATACCCCTTTATTTATGCTTGATTGGATTAGGCGCAAACCATCTGTTCATACTCCTGCTCCTGAAGTTAAGAGAGAAGTAAAATCCGGCAAACCAGTTTATGCCAGGATTGCACCGAAAGAAAGGTGGGACCAGATTGAGTTTGCCTTCCGGTGTGGGGATAAAAACTATTTCCGGTTTTCCACCGAAGTAAATATCCCATTCCAGAGGGCCGTAGCGGCTCGTGACATCCTCACGGAGGAATTGTGGCAGATTAATCCTGATCAACTCAAAGGATGGCTCAAGGGCCTTATAAACGTAATTACGGATGATCGGAAGAAGGGTGACAAGAAGATGTTTGAGATTGGGGTGTTGGCTCACCGGTTGCAGGAGCAACTGGATATGAGTTTCTCCCTGACCCGGCAGATGAAACTGGCCACCGTGTATTACTTTGATGAGATGGAGAACCCTTTGGATTACCAGTATCCGTACAACATTGAGAAGATGAAGTACTGGATGGCTAATAATGATGTTCAGGGTTTTTTTTTGAATCTGCCGGAGTATCTTTTAATGCCCTCTGGGAAAGAATTAGTAACGAATTTCCCGACTTATTTACAAGGGGAAACAATGCAAAGGTTGAAAGACCTGACACATATTATTACAACTTTATCAACGGACAGTACCGCCAAAGATTTGATGAAGGATATTACCTTGCAGATGGAGACATTAACCGATATAAATTCCTGGTCGAAAGGCCAGTTTACGAATACTACCTCATCTACAACAGATGGTTGACTGATAAGAGGAAAGAGGTTAGCAGAGCAAAGGCTAACCTTGCCAAAAAATAAGCTATGGTTTTTTTCATTGATTATTAGGCAAAAGAACCTCCGCAATTGTGGGGGTTTTTTTTATTTACCTTTGCGAAAACTGATTTCCAATGGCTACCATTTCCAATAATGAAATAAAGATTAAGTATAGTCTTGACACCACGGACCTTGCCAATGCCACGGCATTGTTTGACCGGTTGAGTGCGGAAGACAGACAGTTGCTTAATGATCTTAAAAAGTTACAGGCTCAGTTGACTGCTACTGGACAGGCAGGGACTAATGCCGGGAATCAGATAAGTAATGCAACCAGAAAAGCCAGTAAGGATTTTGATTTATTAGGGTCTTCCATAAAGCAAGTAGGCACCTATATAGGTACATATCTTAGTATTCAGGCTTTAGTTTCATTTGGAAAACAGATTTTAACGGTAACTAAAAACTTTGAGTCTCTGCAAAAAGCCATTGAGTTTACCTCTGGGACCATGACTCAAGGAATGAAAAACTTTGAATTCCTTAGAGACCTTGCAGAACAACTTGGCCTACCATTGCAGACTGCCGCAGAGGCATTTAAAAGTTTCTCTGCTGCTGCTCAAAGGGCAAATATGACAATGGAGCAACAACAATCCATGTTTACTGATCTGGCAAAAGCCATGTCTGCACTTCAGGTTACTGCCACGGATGCTCAATTGATTTTCTATGGATTGTCTCAGATGATGTCAAAGCCAAAGGTTCAAACTCAAGAATTGGTTTTACAGATTGGCGAAAAACTTCCCATTGCGATGCAAGCCGCCACAATTGCTCTTGCAAGAATGCAGGGTGTAGCAAGTGTCACTACCGGAGAGTTGATGAAGATGGTTTCTGAAGGAAAGATTCTGTCAGAAAAGTTTGTGCCTGAGTTTACCAAAGCACTTGGTGAATTAGCAGGTGAGTCGGCATATGTTGAAACACTTGGCAAGGGATTGACAAGGTTGAGTAATGCATGGGATGAAATGCTTTTGGCCATGGGCGAGAGCCGTAAAGGATTCATCAAGGATACTGTTGATGGACTAACAGAAATGTTTAACTCCATTGCAAGTTTATTCCCAGAAAGCAAAGCAAAAAAGTTGCAGATATTCTCCTATGATATGGAGAAGGAAAATATAAAGCAATTGAGCGAAGCCGGTAAAGCCTATACAAAAGAACAGTTAGAGCAGATTATAAGTAATCTTGAAACAACAAAAAATGCAGAAGCAGAGAAGCTTAGAATTATTGAGAGTGGATTAGAGAAGGGAAGAAAGGCCGCTATGAAGGGTATTGGCGGTAAGATTGGTTTTTCTTTAGCAGAAACATTAGGACTTATTCCCGATGAGATGAAAAGTGCAATTGAGACTCAGGATCAACTAACATTGTCTATTGCTGATACGCAAGGGAAGATAGATGCATACACAGAAGCCTTAAAGAATCTATTAAAGGTTAAGAAGGAAGATTCAACTGCAAATGATGGGGCATTAAATGAATACAAAAGACTTATTGCTCAACAAGAGGCATTGAAAAAGGCCGAGGATGATAGAATAAAAGCACGGACCAGAGAAGGATATACCAGAGATGTAGAACTTCTGAAAAACAACATCACGTTTAACAATGAAATGTTAAAAATTGATGAGGATGCAAGGTTTAAAAACCTTGAACTGGCTAAGAATAATGCGGTAAAAAGAAGGGGAGAAAATGAAAGAGATGCTCAAGAGCAAATAAATATTAAGCAAAAAGCCTTAGATGAGGCTAATGAGATAGAACGTAAGTACATTGAAAAGAACCTTGAGGATCTTAAAGAGGCGGCTTTAAAACGTAAGCAAGCAAGGCAGACAGAACTTCAGAATGAACTACAAGAAATAAAATCATCTCAGGATAAAAAACTTACAACCATGGCCGTAGAGATGAATAAGGCCATATCAGTACAGGAGTTATCTGAGGAGAAGAGACTTGAAATTATCAAAAACTACACCGATCAGGAAGTTCTGGTAAGAAAGAATAGTCTTAACGCACAACTTGCGGCTATCAGGGACTTTTATGCGAAAGAGAAGGTATTAAATGAGGAGAACAAGGCCGAAACGGATAAAATATATGCTAATGCTGCTACTATGCGAATGGCCGCTTTAGCCAAGACTGAGCAACAGAGAGAGGATATACTTGATCAGGGTGCTTTGGCCGAAATTACCATTGAAAAGAATAGACTTGTCAATCAAAAGAAAAGACTTGATGCATCAATTGGATTAAGTCAGGATTATGTAGAACGAGAAACTTCTTTAATTCTTGCAAAACTTGAAGAACTAAAGGCTAAAGAATTTGATATTGAGATTGCGGCAGAACGTAGAAAGCAACAGGCAAAACTGGAAATAGTAGAAGCCGGAGCGCAAGCATTAAGCCAAATATCAAATGACCTGACCAGTTTATATCTATCAAACCTTGACAGAGAGAAAGAGGCCCTTAACAAGAAGTATCAATCTGATGTTAGACTGGCAGGGGATAACAAGCAAAAACTTGTAGAACTTGAACAAAATAAAGCGAGAGCAGAGTATGAGATTGAGTTAAAACAATTCAGGGCAAGGCAATTAATGGCCGTAGCAGAGGTAATATTTAAAACTGCTCCGGAAATTGCTAAATGGATTGCCACAGGTGTATTAGCACCAGTTGCCGCTATTGGCCTTGCCGCTCAGTTTGCCGCTATTGGAACAATTATGTCACAACCGCCTCCGGTACCTCCATATAAAGATGGTACTAAGGGCAGACCACACCCAGGTGGACCTGCAATTGTGGGTGAGGCCGGAACTGAAAAAGTAGTAACTACGGATGGTCAGGTTTACTATACCCCACCAACGGCAACCTTAATTGATCTTCCAAGGGGCGCACAGGTAATACCGAATCATGCCCTTAGTAAAAAGGAGTTGTTCTGGGCAAATGCTCTGAACGATGGTAAGCCGATTCCAACATCTACAGGGATAGAAAGGAGACTGGATAAGATTGGTGGTATATTGGAGGCTCTCCCGGTACATCAGATAAACATGAACGAGAAAGGATTTGAAAAGTTTGTTCGTACACCAAGAAGAACTACAAAAATCCTTAATAATCAATTTCCTATAAAACATTAAAACATGGCCGGTTGGAATTTCTTTTTAGATGGAATACAGGTAGAAGAACCTATAGGTTGGGATGCGGTAGAGTTTACTGCCATCCGAATGGAGAGTCATGGGATTGACCAACCATTCTCCACGGAGTTGAAGTTCTACAATCAGGGGGCAAAGTATATTAAATCACAGTATGATCAATACTTTATCAATGCCCAAATAGCAATCCAGATAACCTCTGATGTCTTATACAATGGGCAACCGTGGCAATTTGATGGGTTCCTGAACCTTATGATTTATGAGGAAAAGAATGTCTGTGATACGGATTCATGGGAGATAACCGTTGGCATTCTGGATGATAATTTCAGGGAGGAATTCAAGTCAAGGCAGGAGGTCGAAGTAGCTTTAGAAACCACCACAGACCTTAATGGTAATGCCATAAATTCCCTTACATATAAATCTGTAAGGCTGCACAAGCAAGACCTATACTTGGTAGCAAGCGGAAGAAACTTTGCAGATCAATATAGTTTTCTAAAATATGTTCCCATAAATAGTCCTCCCTATGACTGGCAATATCCGGACTATATAAATGTTGTACCAGTCTTCTGGGGTAATACTGACTTCAAGCAATTCCTTGGAAGTACAATGGATACTCAAGGTTCTTCCTTCACGAATACAAATGTGATTTTCGTGAATAACATGAGCATCACAAGGAACCTTACCTTCAATATTCAGATTGATGGGGAATTTACATGGTATCCATTTACTCAGGGATTCAATCCAGGGGATACGGCTGACATTGATTTCTACATCAGGGTTTTTGACAATGCCGCCCTGAATGATACCTTCTATCTTGTAGGAACCACCGGAATTAATACTGCCTCTAATCCCGGTACGGTAACCCAGTTTAATATTTCCAATACCATTTCTAATGTTGTGGTTCCTCCTGATTACAGAGTTTTACTGTTGATGTACTGGGGGACCGGAGGAACCATCAAGAGAGAGGTTTCAAATGGTAGCCAATATGAAAAATGGCTTTATCCGAATATTGAAAATGTCTGCGTAAAGCTTTCAGAGATTAATCCCGGTGAGTATGCAAGTTTCTGTAATGGTCTGACCATAGAACAATATCTGAAAGGACTTATTTACATAATGACTGGTAGCAATAACAAGTTGCTATCAGATGCCTTCTCAGAAACCGGTAATGGATGCTATTGGAATAACCTATTAACCAATGGATTAAAGATAAGGAATGCTCAGACCATTGACCAGATACAGAATGGATGTACTGATGAGGAAGATCAGACAATCATCAAAACATCGTGGAAGAAAACATTTGAGGAACTGGATAAAATATTCTGCCTTGGATGGGCCTTTGAATGGGATGGCACCGAATGGAAGATTAGGGTAGAGCCAAGGGAGTATTTTTACCAGAACTCAATCAGTCAAGTCTTCAATCACGTTGGGGAGGTTATTCAGATGGCCAAGGTTGATAAGATGGTAAACAATATTGTCCTTGGGTATTCAGACAAATGGAAGAACATTTCAGTCTCCGGTGCCTGGGCAATTCATACAGACAGAAATTACTTTGTTGGCAATAGGGCGATAAGTGAAGGTTCCTCCTCTACCTTGGATATCAGGTCCGATATAATAGCAGAAGGATATGCCATTGAATTTAGCCGAAGGATGTCTTTTGTTGAGTTTGACTCAGGATCCTCTGATCGGCCAAATGACTATGAGACATTTATTATCTGGCTCAATAGAGCAGAAGTATTTCTTGAGGATATTGAAGGCACTTGTTTTGCCATTCCTGATGAAACTGGCAATGTTACGTTTGCACCGGGTACAATAAGTACTCCATCAAGTTTCCTGACCTTCTCATCAAGTCCTTTAGAAAACATTTATAATATTTCCCATACACCGGCAAGGGTTGCCTTCAGGCATTGGAAGATACTGGGAATGCATACCTATGGATTAACCAATCCAAGGTTGAGGTTTCAGGTAGGAGAATACCAGACAAATTATAGCAGCGAAATTCAGGATCTGTATGATTCATGCCAAGTATACCTTGAGGATACAGTACTGAACGAAAACACAGATATTTATCCGGATGTAATCAGAGATGGCCAGAAGGAATATTTATTCAGGCCAATTGCAATTGAATTCAGCTATCCACAAAGTCTCTGTGATTTCTTAACTTTGAGCCAAGATGAGCAGTACCGGAAAATAAGGCTCACCTCTGGCAGTTTAGATTTGCAAGGGTTCATACAAGAGGCCACAAATCAGCCAGAAGACTCTTCCGGTGGTACAACAAAGTTCACTCTGTTAATGTCCAATCAAGTGACACCAGAGGCAGGAGAATTCAACGAGGACTTCAACTCAGACTATAATAATGGCTAATTTAACAAGAACAGGATTGGGTACAGTAAGGGATGCGAATTTCCCTACTAATAACAACAATGAGATTACTGCATCAGACCTTCGTGATTGGCTTACCGATGGCATTGACTCCTTCCTTACTCAGAAGGACAAGAATGTCATGGAGGAGGTCATCTGGGAAGGTAAGAGTAATAACCTGACTGCCGGAGCAACTACTGACCTGAGTTTAGCCAATGGCAACTTTGTCCACATAACAGGCACAACCACAACCATCAATTCCTTTGGCATTTGCGATGCTGGGGCAAGGTTTATTATTGTCTTTGATGGTGTTTATACACTTGACTATGATGCGACACAATTGATTCTTCCAGGTTCTGCCAACATCACTACTGCCAACAATGATTGTTGCATGATAGTGAGTGAGGGTAGTGGCAACTGGAGAGTGGTAGGCTACTTCCCGATAGCAGGAGGTGGGGGTGGAGGTGGAGGTGTGCCGGGAGGAGCAGATACAGAGGTTCAATATAATAATGCCGGAACATTTGGAGGCATTCCTGAATTGACTTACTCAGGTGGATTTATTGAGATTAAAACACCTAAGATAGGCACAAGCAATGGCAATGGACATATGCATATTCATTCTGCCAACTCTGCTCCAACAGGAATAACTGATTATTTGACCATGTTCTGGCAGAAGGCAACCAGAGCATTAGGATTTAGGTCAGAGACTGACACTTATGAGACCTACATCCAACTAACTGCACCTACTGCTGACCAAACCATTACTATTCCTGATGCTACTGGTAATGTGGTTATTGACACTACTGTGCCTTCATTTAGCAATGGTGCAAGTGCAGGAGAGATACGATTTAAAGAAGCAGGAGGGTCTAATTATGTGGGTTTAAAGGCTGCATCAAGCCTATCGGCAGACACTACATTTACCTTACCCACTACTGATGGCACATCAGGAAATGTTTTGCAGACAAATGGAGCAGGGGTTTTGTCATGGGTAAATAATGGAGGGACAACAACATTGCAGTATTTAAAAAATACAAGTCTAACCACCATAACAAATCCTGCGGCCAACACAATAATTGATACACTATTAATTCCGGCAGGAACTTTTACCTCAAATAATGGATTTGTCATTAATGTTAAGACAACCAGTTCAGTTACAACAACAGGTTATACTGGCAACATAAATATTAACACGAGTGCAACAATAGGAGGAGTGAATATACAAAGCGGATTAGTTGGTGCTGGAGTTGTTGGGCAAAATGGTGCGCATGGAATTCAATTATATGGAGGTGGGGCTGGGCATACAACAAGATATATTTCAAATCCATGGACTGGTGCATCTAATGCCGGTTCAACAACTACTGCAATAGATTGGTCGGTCAATCAATATGTCGTGGTTTGGGCAACAGCCTCTGCGACCAGAACAATAACAAATCAATTAATATCAACAACACCTATATGATGGAATTTGTAACCTTTGAAAATGGTATAATGAATTACAGAAATTGCCTTTTATGGGTTAGAAACTCTGAAGTGCTTGGCGATGCTTGTCTAATTAATGTCTTTAACGAGGACAATGATTTTATAATTACTTTGGTTGCCAACGAGACCACAATCAATGATGTCATTCAGACATCGGCACAGATGATAATTGACACATTGAGCAATGGGTAATCCACATCCCTTCTATCGGTTCAGTCCTGCATGGAATACTGGTTTTTACCCACAGAACCAGACCACAAGCAATCAACTAAATGACATCTATGTTGCACTTCAGGCATGGTTGCCATCATTTACTCTGGGTGATTCCTTTGCCTCATTAAAGGCACAAGTCAGGGCAGTAGTTCAGCCATTCAATGAGTTTCCAGTACTTGGCAACTTTGAGATTACAACTTCTACTGCACCTGACCCTCCATTCATGGACTATTATGTCTATGTTCGTGATGAAGACCTATATAAGACCGACAATAGTCAGCAGATAGTCATCTCAGGCCAATATAATGCGACAACTAAGGCAGTAGTTACTGCTTCAATTGCTGCATTTACAGTAGGCACTTACTCAGGCTCATTTGATCCTGCACCAGTTCAGCCGGAGGATGAGGTCAAGAGAGTTCTGGAGATAGTCAATGACTATGGCTCTGCCATTTTCCCTCTGGTGTATAGTTATGATGCCACAACTGGACTGGCTACATCAGGCTTGGCAAGGGCAAGTAGCTATCAATTGACCAATGGAGTAATTACTGCATCTCCGGCAGACACTTTGCCACAACTCAATGCAAGGAGGTTCACTCTTCCTGCCCTTAGTGCGGAGGATAAGTTTGCGATTACCTTTATGGAGCGGATTATTAATGCCTCCTTTGGTCAGAGTGATACAGTTGCTATCCAGTTTGCCTACAATTCACTTGCCATGCCTGATGGATGGACTAAGACTTACCTCTTCAATGGTACAGGCTATGACCGCATCCAGATAACTCTTGACTCAGGAGGAGACAGGGTCTTTGCCTTAGTGGGCAGATACGATGCAGAATGGAAGTGGCAGAGGTTTGTCAATGACATCGGAGTAAATGCCACCAATCAATTCATCAGCAATTACTCAGCCTCGACTCAGCTGCCTTATGAGCCATTGTCGGCAAGTAGTTATGTCTACCTAAACACCTGGTATGATTTTGAGTTCTGTGACTTCTCACCTGAATGCTATGTAGGTCCTGAGTTCTATGCCATGCCCGGAATACCTGGTGATGTGTTGCAATTCAATGTGCCATCAGATGAGGGTAATCTGATCGGCATTGATAATGTTCTGGTTGGCCTGTTTCAGGAGGATGGTGGCTTTGTGCAATTGATAGGCAGCGGTGAAAGACTTTCAAAGACTTGTACTCAAGCTATGTGTGAGCATACTTTTGAGAGAATTTATAGTGCCGAAGGAATGCAAGCATTGATTGATGAAATCAATGCAGCAATTCCAGAAACTCCATTTGATCCACCAGTCGTACATAGTTGGTTTTTGCAAAATCAAACTGCATCAACCGAAACACTTATTGGATTTATACCTCTGCTTTATGGATTTACACCATTTACAATTGAATCCTACACATCTTTTTTAGCCTCAATTGGAATAATCTTAGAACTTAGTGGAGAAGACACTTATACATTTTATATAACACAATCGTTATTATGTGGTTCAACATATGAAGTAGTAAGTACACTTGGAGATACTATTATAATTTATTCCGGCCCTTACGAATGTGTTTGCCCAACTGTTGAATTCACTCAGTTATTCTGCTCATGCACCATTCCGGCAGTTGCCGATGGTTGTTATCGGTTAGGCTTATATAATGATGTTGAAGGCCAATTGTACCTTTACTCACTCAGTAACATCATCAACATTGACCGGGCAGATTGCTTTTCTACCATTCTTGAATTTTGGTCAGATGATGACACCATTGCCGAAGGCTTTGAGTATTACAATGGTTGGAAACAGAGAATAAGAGTTGGCCTAAATGGTGGAGGCCATAAACCAGTAATTGAGGAAAGCTTATACCGCCAATCAAATGGGGTTCACAAGAGACCTCAGAATAAACAAGATTTATCAATAGATTTGCATACGGATTTCTTTGATTTGGAAACACAACTTGCGATGACTGATGCCACCAGACATCCTTACCTTGTGTGGAATAGTCAGGGAATATTTGTCAAAGGAGACCTGGAAGTTGCCACCATTCAGGATTTCACAACGGAAACAAGTTTTGAGCAATTGGCTCAGATGAAGTTTCAGGTACTAAAACAGGGTTTCCAACCCAAGAACTCAAGTTGTTTAAATTGTTAATAAGACAATGTCAGTATTATCACTTACTTGTCCGACCGTAGGTTGTTACCAGAATTACAACTGCGATCCGGAATACCAGAATAAAATCATTGCCGTGGCTTACATAAAAAAGTCTGCGGCTCTTACTCCGCTCCAGAAAAGCAATGCTCAAGATTGGATGGATGCTTTGATGCAAGCATACCTTGATGGAGATGCTTATCTTGTGTTTAACACATCAGGTGACAAGCCAAAACCGGAAACCGCTACCACTACTGGCCGTGGTATGCAAAACACCAAGACCCTTGCAAAAACCCATACCCTAAACTATATGGATATGCAAGGAATCACATTGGTAAACGTAGAATTTTATAATAACTTCCTGAGTACCAGTCAGTTATATGATTTCTACTACTTTAC